TCCGTCAACAAATGTGTGTGTCACTGATCTGAGGTGTGCAGATTGCGGGCTGGTGGCTGAGGAAAGGCGGGAGTATATAAGAAAAACCCCGGCCAGGGTGTGACCGGGGTTGGGGTAGGTTATTCCCCGCAGCACCAGCAGTGGTCATCCATGGTTTGTCCACCGCAAAGAGGGCAGACAAAGGTGCCGGTTCTGGCAGCCAGGCGGCGGGAAGGGAAGGCTGATGCGGTTAGCCGGGAATCCTCCCAGCTAAGTTCACACCAGTGGCTCTGGGTGGTTTGTTCGACGGCCCATTGGCCGTCAGCGTGTTCGTGTCTCTCCATGTCATTTCTCCTTTGTTTGTGGTCTGCCCAGGTATACGGCACTGGGCAGATATTCTTTAAAATCTTTTCGGCTGCCGTCCAGGTTTGTGGACCCGGACGGCTTCCAGATTTCCATAATCAACCCTTTGCCAAATAGCTTTCAATCGCCAACAAAATCAACTCCCGCAAACTCACCCCGTCATCCACGGCCCGGTGCTTCGCTCTGGACCAGAGTTCGTGGGGGATGTTGCGGAGTAAATAGTTTAAAGTTTTCATTATTCGTTTGCCTCCATGGCGGACCTGATACTGTCCACCAGGTTTTTGGTTTTATGGAGGCTTTCCAGGCCCTGCTGGATCAAAATCGCCTCGACCGGGCTTGAGTGAGCCAGGGCACCCAGTAAGCCGGATCTGGCAGACTTCAAGTAGATGCTGGTGTTTGACAGGCTTTCCATGGTGCGCAGCCGGGAGCTTTCACAGATGCGGAGATCCTCCAGGGCGGATTCCAGGAAATCGACCGATTCAGAGTCTTTGTATTCTTCAATCCTTTCAATGATTGTCAGCATAATATCGCTCCTTTCATGTCTGAAACACCGCCTCGATTA